CTCACCATTGGCAGTCTTGATCTCCCCCTCGAAGATGGCTGCAGCTTGAGCTTCAAGCTCCTCCTGCTCCAAGTTGCTGGCGGACCTAGACATGTCAGCAACCAACAATCCACCACCTGGGCCACTAGTGAAACGACCATCAGACCCGTGGTAGGGGTTGAACTTACTAATGGTGACAAGCTCATTCTCAGTGAATGACTTAGCCACATCGGTCGCCCTCACCAGACCAACAGCGCAACGGCAGTTTGGGTGGGCTGGGGGTCCTGGGTAGTTGACACTGTTGGTCGGTGAGGTGAAATCCATCCCGATAGCCCTGGTTTGCAGGTTCATCGGGGCACAGATCTTGCAGAGCCGCTCGTCAGCACCAGTGTGCCACTGCTGGACCAGCTCATTGGCGTCGATGTACCCGTCGTTGATTGCCTGCTCCCAGGCGGCTCTTCGGCCGATGTTGGCAGCAGTGTGCAACTCAGTACGGGCAATGGTCTTGGCTCGACGGACAAGGTGACGCTCAGCTGCAGCATCAGCCACCTTTCTGGCTACAGCAGCGGGATCACCGGCCCTGATCCTGGCGTTGTACAGGTTGGTGACAGCTTGAGCATCCCGAGGTGTGAGACCAATCATCGGCTTGATGATCTTGGCAGTCTCAGCGGTCGTAACGCCTTGGGTCCACGACGTTTCCATGGCCCTGGTGATTGCATCACGTGTGTTTGAAGAGATCCCGATCACCGTAAGAGCTGCATGGTTCCTGAGCTGAGTCACCACACGAGGGTCGTAGCCATCGAAGTGAGCTGACATTCTCACTGGTGTCTGGCGGAACTGCCGATCAGCCCAGGCATCGAAGTCCTTGGCAGTCTGCTGACCAGCACGAGCTTCCACCTCGGTGCTCACATTGCCAAGGAGCACCTGAAACCTGTTGAGCGGTGTTGCACCGATGTTGTTCTCGATGGAATCGAGGAAGGCACCGAGATCCTGACCTCTGAACGAGTTCTTCCATGCATTGATGAGGTTGAGGAATCCCTCGATGATGCGTCGTTCAGGGCGAGAGGGTCGGTTGGCAGGTGTTGGCCTCGTGCCCAGAACCGTGGGCTTCCGACGAAGAGGCATTACTCCCCCAGGGTGCTGAAGTCACCAGTGATAATGGCCTTCTTCACTTTGTCCCGACGAGCTTGAGCTTGGGATGCACTTTGCTGGCGGGATGCCTGCTCAAAGTCCTCTTTCCTTCGTCGGTCAGTGTCTTCCCGATCTTCCTTACGGTGACCTTCGGACGCCTCAGAATCCTCCCCACGTCTACGATCCGTATCGTCACGATCCATGAGGTCTCGTACATTGGTGTCGTCCTGAGCTTCCTGTTGTTGAAGCAACGGCGATGTCGGCTCTGCGTCTAGGTCCTTCTCTGGGAGCCCAGCAATCTCTCGAAGCCATGCTTCCAGAGTGTCATCGGGGAACAGAGGCATTCCGATCCCCGAGAGCGTCTGCATGTAGGCCGCCATCTTCTGGAGGTCTGGTGACTCGATGTCACCATGCATGATCTTGGGTGGGTCTTCAACGTTGATGCCGTTGAGCCGTAGAAGGCGGGGAACTGCCTGTCGGTTGAGGATGGCAGCAATGCTGTCCAGCCATGCACCAGTAGCCACGGCAAACAGGTCGGTCTTGTCATCGTGGAGGGCAAACGAGCCAGTGCTGTTGTGACCAACGAGGAGAAAGTCAGCAAGAGCAGCCATTGTGATCCGCTGGTCGTACCTCTGGATGATCGAGTTGGTGTCGAACTGACGAGCACCACCAGTGGACATCAGGGAGAGGTCGAACATCTTGTTGCCGTGTTCGTCATAGGCGAGAGGGAACATCACGCCCTCTTGCTCATCCCTACGGATGTTGACGATGATCTCCTGCATTGCGTTGAAGACGGCCTTCTTGTCAGCGGAGGCGTTGGCGTCGAAGAACTCGGGTGGTGCATAGCCCACCGGCAGACCTGCAAGGTCACGTTCGATGCCTGTGGCCTCGATCTCCTCGATCCTCTTCTTGAAGTACCAGGGCCGATAGGCACCCCGAAGCAGTGACCGCCCCTCTGGGTTGTTCTTGTGGCTCATCGTCCTGAACAGCAGAGCCTTCTCCATCGGGATGAAGGACATCTTGTAGAACGGAGGAGCTTGCTGCCACGCACCGAGGATCTCGCCACTTTCGGCATCAATGGCCCACGAGATGATGGTGTCCTGAGAACGGATGGAGAGACGGTGCCATCCGATCTTGCCGTCCTTGAAGCGGCTGTCGGGCTTGGAGTCGATCCTGCCCACCTCGTTCACGGAGAGGGATTGCTCCCCTTCACGCTTCTTGTAGACGATCTCGTGGAAGCTGTAGCCGAAGACCAGCATGGACAACACCTCGGAGATGAAGTCCTCCCAGGAATCGGCCATGTCCTGCATACATTCTTCGATGAACTCAGCGGCCTCTTCGGACCCATCACCCTCACCAGGGTCAACGTGCCACTCAGCCTGACGAATCAGCATGTCGATGACATGGAGCATCCCGCTCACCACGGGATCGTTGGTGCTCATCTCCCGGTAGACCTCGACGGCCCTTTGGCCCATCAGGGTGACCAGGAACTCCTCTGAGATGATGCCACCGAACCGCTTCAGGCCTGTCTGGCCCAGCTCAGTCATCTCGTCGTAGTTGAAGTCTTCGGTTCTAACACCAGCTTCGTGGAAGAGGTTTGCACCTGTGTCCGTCATGCCTCAGTCCTTAGGTCTCGTGGTCAGATGGTACTTCCTCACTAAGGCTTCGCCCGAGACCGGAGCCACATCAGAGCAAAGATGACTGCTACGGGGAGTACGACCCACTTGGCGTACATCCCCAGCACCCACCACATCAGTTCTCGCTGGACCTCATCCATGGCCCTACATGTTGGACCAGTAGTTGGCCTTCCCCAGAGACTCCGGCATGGTGATCATGATCTGACGTTGACGACCCGCCCAGCACATAGCACCAGCCACCACACTGTCAGGTGGGTGAGCCTTGCCGAACAGAGCGTCGATCGACACGTACTTGTGCTCAGCAAAGGCGAAGTCGATCATGGGTGAGGTCATCTCATCACTCTCGATTGCAGTGATGTAGTTGCTGAACAGATCAGTTCTACGTCGACCCGTCATGACAATCGGGGTCACCTTCGGCACGTCCAGGTAGTCATGGACCACATTGCCGACACCTGTTGCATCGTGAACCAGCGGTGAGTCGAACTTCTGGCACCTACGGTTCACAGCCTCCACCATCATCGGCCATGGTCTACGGCCCATCCTTGACCAGGCAACACGCTTCCACGGTGTGCAGTCAGTGCGGAACGTATCGATGATGGTCCAGTCCCTCTCCTTGGCCCAGTCCACCCCGGTGACGTAGTAGCCGTGAGGATCAGGCTTCTCGAAGGTGAACTCCTGGCCTTCCTCGCCATCCACTCGTTTCCTCTTCGGATCACCGAACCCGAACAGGTGGTTCACCGAATCACTGTCGATGGCCCTTCCCTCGAAGCTTGGCTCCTGAAGGTCGTACTCGGTCTCCCACATGTGGCGGGACACCTCAGACTTCTTCCTCTGCACAGCGTCAATGGGCAGCCACCCGTGAGGCTCCATCGTCTCCCGATAGCACCATTCGTAGACAGGCCAGCCTTTCTCGTGCGCCCTGTTGAGAATGACGCTCATCGTCTTGTCTGGGTACTGGTGAGTAGATGACATCACAATCTGTGACGTGAGAGTGCTCGTACTCATCGGCTGGCCCAGAGACGATTCGAGGATGTCGTACTCCATCTCATCAATCTCATCGAGGCGGAGACGTTGGGGGTGAGGACCACGGACTGACTTCTGGGATGCCATCAGTGCTCGGACGTATCCACCATTGATCAGCTTGGTGTCGAACTTGGTGGGCTCCTTGGCCAGCATCCCCACTGGAGCTAGCGGTGCATCCCACATCTCACCCATCACCTCGACCACACGGAGGGACTGGAAGGACGATCCACCCAGAACAGTCACCCCAGCTCTCAGGAGAGTGCTCTCAGCCATCGCTAGAGCAGCCAGCGTCTGGCTCTTGCCCCCGAACCCACGAGAGGCCTTCCAGACCGTTACGGGGTATCTGGCAAAGAATGCATCAGCAAAGGCCTCGAACGGCGCCCTGTGGTTTGGGCACACCCTCTTGCGTGGGATCTCCATCCCGAATAGGGCCTGCATGGCAAACCACAGCTCGTCATCAGTCTGTGGAGGACGCCGCATGACCAACGATGGTGTGGTCGGTCCTGTCCCCTGAGTTGCAAGGTCAGTCATGCCCTCACCCTACAGGAGCAATTTCTTCCTCTTCGCCTGCACCATGATGTCGGCCAGTGCTTCAGCCGTCTTGCCATGGAACTTGGCTTGGTAGTCCCAGTAGTCGATGACCTTCAGCTCACACAGCATCTCGATGAGGACTTCAAGCCGGATCTGCGGGATCAGTTGCTCCCAACCCGTGGCCCCCATGCTGACCAGCTCTTGCATCTTCGAGTGAGTGCTTGACTCCAGCTCCTCAATGCCATCTGGCGCTGGGCCGAACTTCTCGATCATCGGGCTGATGACTTCTTCATCCTGGGTCATCCCGTGATCATAACGCAGAAAGCCCCACCCCTGGTTCTGCAACGGGGGTGAGGCTTCTGGCTTGATGTCTGAGTTGCGAAGTTCAGGTGATCAAGACACACGATCCATGTCAACGATGTACCCGGCTCCCACACCAGCGTCTGTCAGCTGCCCGTAGGCCGCCTCAGCATCGTCGGTGAAGGTGGTGACACCATTGATTGTTGACATGAACCGATCTTCTCCGTTCCACAGAACACGAATGGCTTGAGCCATCGAGTACATGTTCTCGTGGGACACGTTCATCTTGAGGTCCCGGCGAAGCAGACAGGCCACACGGGCCACGACGACCTCTCGGCCTTCAATGAACTGAGTCATGTTCCCCTGGCCACTGTTCAAGTGATCGTGTGGAGACTGGTCGATGTGCAGCTTCGTAGCTCGGATGTAGCCACGCTCGCACCATCCGTGGAGGGTCGAGGCTGGGATGCCGTACTTGGCATCTAGTTCGTTCAGGGTCATGACAGCATTCATTCTGTTTCACCTCCTCAGGTGATTAGTTCACCATGGTAGCTCAGTGAGTGATTGGTGACAACATCTTTGGGAATTCGACTCTCACCGCACCAGACGCAGATAGCTCAGCCTTGAGTTTCGGAGGCAACGTCTCACGCCTCGTCTTCTGTTGGTCTGTCGCTGGTTCCTGCTGCATGGTCACGTCTTGTACCCCTTGGATCTGGGATGGTTACTTTACCCCGTCTCCCCTCTCGGGTAGGAGTTTCAGATGCCTCCAACATGGAGAGGTAGATGGGCTCGTGAATCTGCACCCACTTCTGCGGTGGATCATCGGGATCGTGGTTGATGTCGGCAGTGCTGTCCCACCCCAAGGTGACATCTACCTCCCAACCAGCTGCATAGTCACCGTCTGGCTCAGCGGTCACACCAGCAGGCAGATCGAGATCCACCTCGATCATCAGCTTCCCGTCCACCACCTCTAGACGAGTGGTGTTCAGGGGTCTGGACATCTGTGGCTCATCTTTGCGGATGGTGATGGGGGGTTGACTGTTGAAGTTGTCGTTGGTGCTATCGGAGGTAACGATCTGGGACCACTGTGGCATCGACATGCCCTGGGCATTGACGTTCTCGTCGAAAGTAACCGGAGGAGGTGCAGACTGGCTCAGGCTCGCTTGTTTCTCGTAGTGCTGCCTGGCCTTCTCCAACTCTCGGGCCGGTGCCCCTATAGCTTGGGCATCAGCAGCCCGTCTCTCTTGCCGAGCACCTACAGTCACAGTACTAGCG